ATGCAAGTATCTGACACAACTACAATTGTAGGCAATACATTCAGGTCAAATCAAGTTGCTGGTCAAACAGCACTTGTAATATCAGGCACTAATAACACTGTAGTTGGCAATAGTTTTATTGGTTTTGTAACGCAAATAACTGATACAGCTACAGCAACTACTATGTATGCTAACAGTGGTGTGAATGTAACTATGGAAAAACGCTATGTTTATATGAAAAATACAAGTGGGGCAACCATCAATGCTGGTAATGTAGTAACCCTAAAGGCTGTAGCGGCTGGTGACGAGGTCACTACTACTACAACAGCTAGTGATAATCTAGTGTTTGGCGTAGCTGCAGCTTCAATTAGCAGTAATGCCTATGGGTACATCCAAACAAGGGGAAAAACAACACTACTTAAAGTAAACGGCACAGCTGATATTGCAGTAGGTGATTTTATAACTACTTATACAACTGCAGGGATAGGCCAGAAGGCTACTGTCGGTACACTAGGCACAACACCAGGAGATTTAGCAATAGCTATAGCCCTAGAAGCATATACGGCAAATGATTCGAGTGGGGTGATAGATGCGTTAATTATAGAACCAAGGAGATTATAATGGGCAAATTAGATAAAAAATCAGACAAGTCAATAGAGTATAAGTTTGCTGAGACTAAAGAAGCTATAGCAGATATTAGACAGAGACCTATTAGCGTTGCAGTAACACAGGAAATAACAACTGGTGAGCTTATAACTTTGGAAGAGCTAGAAAACTTACTAGACATCCAGCAAAAAGCTGTCAAAGATACACAAGATAAAATCAAGAGTATAAAAACAGCACTGGGCATCTAGTGGTAGAAGTCCGTTGCAAGAACTGTAACAAGATATTAGCAAAAGCTAATATTATGAATGCGGCTATCAAATGCAATAGGTGTAAGTTTATATTCGAGTACAAAGTATATACAAACGATGTTTTTTCAAATCTAGAAGAACCTAAAAAACAGTTTACAACTCAAGAAGAGTATATTATAGTAAGTACAGAGGCCCAAGAGCCCAAACTACGAAAGTGGTGTTAGTGTATAACACGTAAATACATTAACCTCTTGGGTCTTTTTTATATTTAAGGAGACAAAAATGCTAATCAAAGCAGACGGTTATATCGAAAAAGCAACTAAACTATCTGAGGGTGAAGTTGATGTAGTAGTAAGTACAGGTGACATTGATGCACACGGTGAACGTATTAATGTTAAAGGTATTGACTACAAAAGCTACCTAAAGGGCAACAACGTTATTCTTTGGGGTCATGATGGATTTAATCTACCTATAGGCAACACTACTAAGATGTGGCTTGATGGTGATAAGTTAATGGCTCGTGCTAAGTTTTATCTTAAAGAGGAATTCCCACGTAAGATCTACCAACACATAGTTGACGGAGTAGTTAAAGCTGTATCAATCGGAGGTATGGTTGAAGAGTGGGGCGAAGACGGTATGACTATTGCTAGACTTAAAATGAAAGAGTTTAGTTTTGTGTCTATACCTGCCAATGAATTTGCTTTAGTAGCCTCTAAGAGTTATAAGCCACTTGATGGTGACCAGAATGCAGAGCTTAGATTACTAGGTAATAACTATGCACGTAAGATCTTTAGCAAGAGTGATGGAGTTAATGAGATACATAAAAATATAGAAGTGTTAGATACACTCGTAGCCACGTTAAAGGAATTAGCTATCAGCGAACCCCAGGACGTATTGGCAGACGAGTCGACTAACTATCGTGTTGTGCTTAAACAAGCTCAAGTGGTCGATCAACAGGTAGAAACAGTCATAAAATCAATTAAATTGAAGGGAAATTAATATGAGTGATGTAAACACTGTAGAGATTGATGAAGCTGTAGTTAAAACTATTGCTGACCAAGTTAAAAATTCTATTGAAGTTCCAACAGCTGATGCTATTGCTAGCTCACTAGCTGAGAAAATGGAAGATGTCCGTAAAAAAGATATCCTTGAGACTGACGCAAAGCGTAATCTTAAGAACGATATTAGTACTTTGCCAAAAGAAGTTCGATTTGCTAAAGCTGTTAAAGCTTTTACAAGCAAAGACGGACAAGCTATTGCTGAGTACAATGCTTTTGTTAACAAACAATGGCAAGATGTAAACAAGGCTAACTACCAGAACGTAACAACTGCTGCTGACGGTGCTTCATTAGTACCAGACCCAGAATTTGTTGCTGAGATAGAACGTCTTACTGTTGATTACGGTACTGCTGCACGTCTAGCTACTGTACGTTCAACTGATCGTGATTCTGTAACACTTCTAAGTGGTACAAACGAGATTAGCTTTACGTCTGCTGCTGAAGCAACTGCTGTTAATGCACAGAAACTTACATACGCTGCTGCAACTGCTGCTCTTAACAAGTACATTGCTACTTTAGTTATGACTAGCGAATTAGTAGAGGATAGTGCTATAAACATTTTCCAAGATGCTACTAATGAAATTGCACGAGCACGTGCTAAGTTGTTCGATCAGTTAGTATTTACTGATTCAACATACGGTATATTAACTCCATCTGCTGGTGAAGCTTACAAGACACAAACTGTTGGTAGTGCTATAACTGACTTTGATGCTGACGACGCTATGAATGCACAGTACAAAGTTGTAAGTTCTGTACGACGTAACGGTAAGTTCTTTATGCACCCAACTGTATGGAATCAACTACGTCAGACTAAAGAAGCTACTACTGGTGGTTACTTGTTTGGTGGTGTTGGCCAGTCAGTTAACCCAACTATTGATGGTGTACCTGTAGAATTAGTAGACATCCTACCTGCTGTTGGTGAAATTACAGCTAACGAGCCATTTGCACTATTTGGTGACTTAAGCCGTATCCAGTTGCATGTTAAGAGACTACTTGAGACTAAGGTATTTGACTCTGGTGTTGTAAAAGACGCTGGTGGTTCTGACATTAACTTAATTACTCAAGACTCATGGGCTTTACGAGCTACACTTCGTTGCGTACCACAGACTAGGTTCACCGGAGCCTTCTGCGTTATAGGAACTGGGACTGTATCTTAAGTCAAGTTTATTGCATAATAATTTAAGAAAGGGATATAATGGCAAACATTTCAAACTTGAAAGTAGCTGCTGGTTCTCGTATAACTTTTGGTGGTGTTGATCTAGGTCACACTGTTGATGGTACAGAGCTTGAGATCAAACGAGATCTTACAATGGTCAAAACAGACATTTATGGGTCAACTCCTGTAGACTATGTTGTTACTGGCCAAGAAGCTCGCATCAAACTAAAGTTAGCAGAGATCATCCCAGGTACTCTTGCTTATATCTTGCCTGAAGCTGATTGGGACGTTGGCAGTGCTGACGACCATGTACACTTCGGTACTAAGCCTGGTTATTCACTACGTAATGATGCTTTAGAGCTTGTTATCACTCCACAAGGTGGTAACTCAGATGGTAATTTAACAATTACTTTATTTAAAGCAGTCTCAGTAGGTGATATCAAACTAGCTTACAAGATAGATGAGCAGTCTGTATTTGATGGCGTAGAGTTCGTTGCACTTGTTGACGAATCTCGTGCTGCCACTGACGGCAGATTACTCGGAAGAGTGGGCCCGGCAGCCATATCTTGATTATAAAATATAACTAGTGGTAGTGTCAAAAGCTACAATGTGTTATAATTATATCAAGAGGTATAATTAAGCCTCTGTAAAAGGAGGCTTTTTTATATGGAAAAATGTACGGTGATAGAATGCGGTAAGAGGAAATATGTTAAAAATTTATGTACTACTCACTATACGAGGCTGTTAAAGCACGGCAATACTACAACTGTCTTAAAAGCGGGCGGTAAGCCAAGACATGGTATGGCCAACACAAGAACCTACAGAATTTGGACGGGCATGAAACAAAGATGTAACAATAAAAACGCCACAGATTATTATAAATATGGCAAGTTAGGTATTAAGGTTTGTGATAGATGGCTTAAATTTGATAATTTCATAGAAGACATGGGCATTTGCCCAGACCAATATACTATCGATCGTGAAAACTCATCAGGTGATTACGAACCAAATAATTGCAAGTGGGCTACCTACATTGAGCAAAATGCCCACTTGTCCATTAGGTCAGATAATAAGACTGGCCACCCTGGGGTAATATTTGACAAAGAAAGAAAGAAATTTAGGGTTGAAATACAGAGAAATTATGTAAAGCACTATATAGGAAGGTATGACACCCTGAAGGAGGCTGTCGAAGCCCACGAAAATTATTTTAAAGAAAATTGACTACTTAACATTTAGAGGGTTTATTGTAAACCCTCTTTTTGTTTTATGTGATATTATATATATATGGTCTATGGTTATTTTAATCGAGCATTAATAAACATAAAAGGAACAATAGATGGCACTAATAACACAGTCCGACATCGAAGCAAGGTTAGGCAGAAGCCTGACTGCGGAGGAAACCACCACGTTTACGATTGTAAACAATGCACTACAATCAAAAGTAGAGCTAATGATCGGGTCAGACGTAGAAGCAGCAAGTGAAACTACTCGTTATTACGATGGCGGTGTACAGCATCTACCTATTAATCCATGTACTAACATTACAAGCGTCAAACTTGTTGATGACGATCAAGTAGCCACAGATACCTACGACACTACAGACTATACAACTGAACCCATTAATAAGACGCTTAAGACCATGCTTAGACACCGCTCAGGAGCTTTTAGCATTGGTATTAACAATATTGCCGTAGCTGCTAAGTTTTCAATCTACGGAGACACAGACACTCTTAATATAGTTAAAGATGCCATGATAAACGCTTTAGTTAGCGAAGTTAATAATTCAGACAACATCAAGCGTGAATCTATAGAGGGTTACAGCATAGAGTATGCTACTACCGAAACTAAGAATTCACTTGCATCAATTAAGTACTTATTCCCGGAGATCTAAATGCGACCTCCAATGAATCACACTGCTTACAAGGTTACAACAACCCGTAATGCGTACGGTGATTTTACTGCTAGTGGCGAGACTGCCCTAAAGTGTCATGTTAGAATTATAACTTTTCATAACTCTACTAACGCAGACGAGACTACAGACAGCGATGCACTGATGTGGTTTGAGCCTGACAGTGGTGTTGTGAAACAAGATATAATCAAATTCGAGGGAACTCATTATCGAGTAGATAGGGTAGTAGAAGCCCGTAGATTGAGAAGTCCCGCAGTTCAATTTTTAAAGGTGGAGTTAATGAAATACGGAGTGATAAGCTAATGTCTGTAGTTATAATTAACAACCTGCCTTTATTTGGAGTTGTATCTAAAAAAGTTTTAGATGATGCACTTGGAGACGCTGCAAGAGACGGACAAATAGATGCTAAAGAACATGCACCATTTCTACATGGTGATTTAAGAAGCCACTCAGACAATGATAGGGTATCCCCATTACATTGGAGAATCAATTTTGATATGGAATACGCAGCTTTCCAAGAGCGTGGTTCTAGAGCAGATGGAAGCCATAGAGTACGTAAATACAGTACATCAGGTACAGGTGCTCATTTCTTAGAAAGAGCTGGAGATAAACAAGTATCTAAATTACCTGCTAAATTTGCAATGCACGCACAAAGGGCAAAAGTATGATGGACGTAGCTTACGAGATAGCAAAGTATCTAGCCAATGCTGGTTATGGAACTCTTGGAACTTCTATATTTGCTGGTCAAATACCGTCAGATCAAAACGGAATATACGTAATAAGAGCGGGGGGAAGTTTAAACAATTATAATTCAATAGCAAATACAGTAGTAGATGTTTATATAAAGAATACCCAAGCTAGTACTTGTATAACTACACTAGAGGGCATTAAGGCATACATACATCGCATGTACGACACTAATATTGATAATACACATATCTACTCAATATTAGTTATAGGAGACGTTACAGACGTCCAGAGGGATCAGGAGTACGCGAAAGTTTTTAAAATAACAGTCCAGGTTATCCATAGGGATACTGGCATAATTTCATAAGGAGGAACACCATGAGTGTCAGCATAGACGATCTACAACCAAAAAAATTTAAGATAGAGATTAAAGGCGTGGAGTTAGAAGTAGAGCCATTAAATTTATCTCAGATGCTAATCGTAGCTAACGCAGGCAAAGTATTCCAAGCAGAGAATCCAGCCAAAGAACAGATTATAAGTGCAGGACGAGATATGCAGGAGATTTTAGACGAAGTTATTCCAGAGCTTAAGGGCAAAAAGCTAGATGGCCAAACTACCCTTGATCTAATTGGTAAGATTATGAACTCTGTAGAACCTGATGATAACAAAGAATTAAACGAACGTGGGGTCAAGTTCGATGTTGACCCAAAAGCAGGGAAGATTGGTTAATGATGATACCTGAATTTATACGTTTTTATGGTTACACCGCACAAGAAGTGTTACATGAATATGCTATAACATTCTTTTCGTTAGTCAATTCTATGTACAGATTACAAGCTAGAGAGCAACTAAGACAAATTGTCGCGGTATCGGCTGGTATGAACGGCAAGGAATCAACAGTTACAATAAATGAGATTCAAAAACAAGAAAAAGGCTTGCATGGCATAGTGCAAGAGATTAGGAATGTAAAATGAGCCAAAGCGTAGGCAGCATTCATTATGATCTATCATTAAAAACAGCACAATTTGATGCGGCTGTAAATTCTACTAACGCAAAAGTAGCTACTCTGGGCGAGAAGTTTACTGCGGCTGGTGCTTCGATGATGAAAGTCGGTGCAATATTAACAGTTGCCAGTGCAGCTGTTGTCTATACGGGTGCTAAATTTGTAAGTCTTGCTAGTGACCTGGAAACGACTCAACAGAGAATGGCGGCATTATCTGGTAGCACCGAAGAAGCAAAACAGATTATGGGCGAACTTTACACTTACGTTCTTGGCAAACCTATTGCATTTCCTGATGCATCTAAAGCAGCACAGACCTTAATGGGGTATGGTGTTAGTTCTAAAAAAGTAGTTGAATCAATGAAAACATTATCTGCTTTTTCTATAGTAAACGGTGCGGACTTAGGCCAACTAGCCCTAGCTTACGGGCAGGTAAATGCTAAAGGCAAGCTAATGGGTCAAGAGGTGCTACAACTTACTAATAACTTCGTACCTATTGGAAAAGTACTACAGCAATTCTACAAAGAAGATATGCCAGCAGTACAGGCTAGGCTAGAAGATGGAAAAATTAGTGCAGAAGATTTTAACCAAGCAATGGCACAATTTATACCCCAAGAAAAAATAGCAGCTATGGCAAACACATTCAAAAACAGAATGATTAGTTTACAGGGATCTGTTAGAAGTTTTGGGCTTGCACTTATCGGGGTTAAAGTAGACAAGCAATTAGGGTTGGTTGTAGAGCCTGGTGGGGTATTTGATACTATGTCTAAGATATTACCTAAAATAGCTAAAGTACTTAGTATTGTGGGAGGGGCTTTTAAAGCACTGCCAGCCCCAGTTAAAAAAGCAACAATGGTTGTAACTGCCCTACTGCTTGTACTTGGACCATTATTATTAGTAATAGGTGCAGTAACAGTAGCAATGGGTTTTCTTGCTGCCAACCCTGCTGTATTAGCTATAGCAGCTATAGTGTTAGCGGTAGCAGGACTAATTGGCTTTATGGTTTACCTAGAAGATAGATTTAAAACATTTACTAAACTATTACAAGCACTACAGCCATACATAAAAATCGTTACAGATACGTTTAAAGAATTGTGGGTGCAGCTTAAAGAAGTGGCACAAGTAATAACAAAAGACTTACAGCCAGTTATTGATTATTTAAAAGAACATATTGAAGGTGTTAAGCAAGTACTAAAAGTATTATTAATAGTAGGCTTTATACCGCTTATAGAAACGTTAATGTATATTATAGCGGTCATTAAGTTAGTGACAAAGGCTATTGAGTTTTCTTTAGATGTGTACGATCAGTTAAAAGAAAAAGTCAAAAAAACTGCTAGCGATATAGCAGATTATATAACAGCTGTTAAAAAAGCATGGAACGATCTTGTTAATGCTGTTGAAATAGTAATAGACAGAATAAAAAACAAAATAGATGGGTGGGTAGACTCAGCAAAAGAAAAACTAGAAACCTTTAAGGGGTTTTTAAAAGATACTAAAAAAGTTATAAACGATGCAATGGCAGCCGGCAAAGACTCTGATAGTTTTGTAAAAGGTGTCGATAAAATTAATGACAAGTTAGCAGGTTATATTAACGGTACTTTAAGTAACTGGAAAACATCTATTACAAGTACTTGGGATAGTTTAAAAGAATCTGCCACAGGTTTTGTAGACACTGCTAGTAACTCATTAAGCTCATTTGTTAGAAACACAGCACAATCGTTAAGTTTAATGTGGGCGGGTGTTAAGCAAACAGTAAAAACAACAGTGGAAGATATTAAAAATAATGTCAAAGAACTACCCGACAAAATAAAAGGTAATCTAACCACAGGATTTAATAACCTATTCGAGAGTTTTGCAGCGTTTATGCGTAATTTGCCACAAAATCTTATGCCACATACAGAAAAAGCTGGTAGTGATACTGCTAAAAATATAACGGATAGCACTAAAAATAATTTAATGTCAATGGACAAAATACGTGCGGTAGGTGATGCAATCGGTACGCTTATTGGGTTAGCTGTATTAGCGATGTTAATATATATCGCAGATTTAGGCTTTAGAATTGGTAGGCAATTACTACAGGGTACAATCAATGGTATCGGGGCTATGGGTGGAGCTTTATGGGGGTCGCTGTCGAATACATTTGCGTCTATAGGTAACTTCTTTGCAGGAGCATGGAGCTGGCTTTACGGTGCTGGTAGAATGATTGTCCAAGGGCTTATATGGGGTATAGGAGACATGGCTGGAGCTGTCTACAATAAAGCTGCTGAAATTGCTAATAACGTAACTAAAACAATACGAAAAGCACTCGATGTCCATTCTCCATCTCGGGTGATGTACGAAGTTGGAACAAACGTTGGGCAGGGGCTTATAGACGGTATTGATTCATCAATCAACTCAGTAAAAGCTATGTCAAATGCTATGGCTGCAAGCGTTATACCAAATATGCAGGAACAAGGTACGCAAACATCATCTACTAATATTTACGGCAACATTCAGATAGGCGATC